AGGAGAAGATGAAACTAATCCGTAAGATTAGTGTAGGGAGAGATTATAAGAACGATGCTATGCACTACTCCGTAGGCCAAGAGGTTTACGGAGGGCATACCATCTGCGACATAGTCGAAGACGACACTAAGTATAGTATCTATATTTCTAAAGGTAAAGAAGTTTTACCTTGGAAAGACTTCAACAAGAACATGGCTGTTTCTGTTGAATATAACCTAGAGTATTAATGAAAGGCACATTTTATTTTTTAATAAAGCCTAAGAACGAAAGATATAACAACACCAAAAAAGTAGGAGACAAAGAGCTCATACTTAATACAGAGATATTTAGTCATCAATACATTAGCAGGCAAGCTATAGTTGAAGGCTTACCAACGGAGTTTGAAACTCCTATAATAAAAGGTGATGAAGTTATCGTGCACCACAACGTGTTTAGACGCTGGCACGATGCAAGAGGCAATGAGCGTAACAGCTCTTGCTTCATTGAAGAAGATTTGTACAAGATAAACATTGATCAAGTCTTTGCGTACAAGCGAGACAAAGAGTGGAAGGCTCTGCCTCGTTACACCTTCGTTAAACCTGCTGGTGATTTCATAGGTGAAGTTGTTTATTCTGACGTTTATAAGAAAGGCGATATAGTAGGGTATAGACCATCTGGCGAATATGAGTTCGATATAGATGGCGAGAAGTTATACCGATTACTAACAGAATTTATTACAATCAAATATGAATATCAAGGAGAAGAAAGGCAGCATCATAGAGGCTGGTTACAAAGCAGTTGAAGAACTTATTAAAGTAGCAGAAGAAAAGATCATCACTAATACAGAGGATGATGTATCTGCTGATAGGTTAAAAAACGCAGCAGCAACTAAGAAGCTAGCTATATTCGATGCCTTTGAGATATTAACTAGGATTGAAGAAGAAAAAGCCTTACTGGAAAATAAAACAGTAGAAAAAACAAAGCAAGCATTTGGCGGGTTTGCTGAGCGCAAAAGTAAATAACTATGTACGAGCAAAGCTTAGTTAAGATTGTAGAACCAATACGTATCAACACTATAAAAAGACTTAACAAGTCTAAGAGTTGGAAGTATGGTTACAACAAAGAGCACGATATAGTTGTTATAAGTAAGACTGGTGAAATAGGTGATATATTAGAAATACAAAACTTACAAATAGCTTTACCTAAGCAACCAAAAGAAACAAAGCGCTGGGATAATAACAAATGGAATGTAGAACCACTACCTAAGGATTTAGCAAGGATTAAGTCTATATTTGATTGGAGGGAATTACCTGAAGATTTTAAAGAGCAGTGGATCGATTACATCGAAGAAGAATTTAAAAGAAGAGAAGAAGGCTTTTGGTTTTATAACAACGGAGAGCCAACTTATATAACTGGTAGCCACTACATGTACTTGCAGTGGTCTAAGATAGACGTAGGTAAACCAGATTATAGAGAAGCAAATAGATTGTTCTTTATATTTTGGGAGGCATGCAAAGCAGATAGCAGATCTTATGGTATGTGTTACCTTAAGAATCGTCGTTCTGGTTTTTCATTTATGGCATCAGGAGAAACAGTGGCATCAGCTACAATTAAATCAGATGGTAGATACGGTATACTATCTAAGTCTGGTGGTGATGCTAAGAAGATGTTTACAGATAAGGTTGTTCCTATATCTATAAACTACCCTTTCTTTTTCAAGCCAATACAAGACGGTATGGATCGTCCTAAAACAGAGCTAGCATATCGTGTACCAGCTAGTAAGTTAACTAGAAAGCGTATGAGTTCTGGTGATGGCTTAGAAGAAGTACAAGGACTTGATACAACTATTGACTGGAAGAATACTGGTGACAACTCGTACGATGGTGAGAAGCTAGCCTTGCTGATACATGATGAAGCAGGCAAGTGGGAAAAGCCAGAAAACATATTGAATAACTGGAGGGTAACTAAAACAACCCTTAGACTTGGTAGCAAGATCGTCGGTAAGTGCATGATGGGTTCAACATCAAATGCTTTAGACAAAGGAGGATCAAACTTTAAAAAGCTTTACAAAGGATCTGATGTTACTAAGAGAAATAAAAACGGACAAACAAGCTCAGGCTTGTATTCTTTGTTTATACCGATGGAGTGGAATTACGAAGGATTTATGGATGAATATGGCTTGCCTGTATTTAATACTCCTGAAAAACCAGTGATAGGTCCTGATGGAAGTGAAATAGAGATAGGAGTGATAGATCATTGGCATAATGAGGCTGAAGGTTTAAAAAGTGATCAAGATTCTTTAAATGAATTTTATAGACAGTTTCCAAGAACTGAAGAGCATGCGTTTAGAGATGAAACAAAAAATAGTATATTTAATTTAACTAAGATATACGAGCAAATAGACTACAACGAAGAAACCGCTAGACCAATAAAAGGAAACTTCCAATGGCAAAACGGTGTTAAAGATTCTAAAGTAGTATTTGTACCTGACCTAAACAATGGCAGGTTTAATATATCTTGGGTACCAGGTACTGCACTACAAAACAGGATGGTACTTAAAAACGGTATCAAACATCCTGGCAATGAACATGTAGGTGCATTTGGTTGTGACTCTTACGATATATCAGGTACAGTAGATGGAAGAGGTTCTAAAGGTGCACTGCACGGACTTACTAAGTTTAGCATGGAAGATGCACCACCTAATACCTTCTTCTTGGAATATGTAGCAAGACCACAAACATCTGAGATATTTTTTGAAGATGTGCTAATGGCTTTAGTTTTTTATGGTATGCCAATACTAGCAGAGAACAATAAGCCAAGATTATTATACTATTTAAAGCGCCGTGGATATAGAGGCTACTCTATGAACAGGCCAGATAAAACCTGGAATAAGCTTTCACCAGCTGAAAAAGAAATAGGTGGCATACCAAACTCTAGCGAAGATATAAAGCAAGCACACGCTTCAGCGATTGAAAGTTATATATCTAGTTATGTTGGAGTTAATGAAGAAGGAGAATATGGTAACATAGAGTTCAATGGAACTTTAAATGACTGGGCTAGATTTGATATAAATAAACGTACACAGTTTGACGCGTCTATTAGTTCTGGTCTTGCTATCATGGCTTGCAATAGACATATGTATCAACCTAAACAGGAAAGAACAGCAAACAAATTGAGCTTTGGATTTTCAAAGTATAACAACAAAGGAGCACTATCAAAGATAATTGAATAATGATTAAGACTAAAACTAAATCCGTATTCCCAAGCCAGGCAGTGCCTGACGAGGAGAAGTCAAGCTTTGACTACGGCCTGCAAGTTGCTAAGGCTGTGGAATCGGAGTGGTTTAATAGAGACGGTGGATCATCTAGATATTACGATACTAAAAATAGATTTCACGAATTAAGATTATATGCCCGTGGTGAGCAATCAGTACAGAAGTATAAAGATGAGTTGTCAATCAATGGCGACTTATCTTATTTAAATTTAGACTGGAAACCAGTACCGATTATTCCTAAGTTTGTAGATATAGTTGTTAATGGTATTTCAGAAAGATTATTTAAGATCAAAGCATTTTCTCAAGACCCTTCATCAGTAAAAGAAAGAACTGATTATGTAGAGGCAATCATGGAGGATATGCAGTTTAAAACATTTAAACAAACTGTACAGCAAGAGACTGGTGTTAATACATTTAATAACGATCCTGCTAATATCCCTGAAGATGAAGATGAGTTATCAATACACATGCAGCTTGATTATAAGCAAGGCATTGAGATAGCAGAAGAAGAAGCATTAGATAATCTATTCAATTTAAATAAATATAGTTTAGTTAAGAAAAGACTAGACTACGACTTAACGGTATTAGGTATAGCATGTGTTAAAAATGGATTTAATACCGCTGAAGGTGTAACCATAGAATACATTGACCCTGCAAATATAGTTTATTCCTATAGTGAGTCACCGTTTTTCGACGACTTGTATTACGTAGGTGAAGTTAGAAGGATCACTATAACACAACTCAAGAAGCAGTTCCCAGAACTAACCCAAGAGCAAATAGAAGATTTAGAAAGTAAGTATGCATCTTCTAATTACGACAGATACAACTATTATCCTGAGCATCGTCAAGATAAAGATTATATTAATGTATTGTACTTCGAGTATAAAACATTTAATAATCAAGTATATAAAATAAAGCAAACAGCATCAGGTGCTGATAAAGCTATAGAGAAGTCTGATACATTTAATCCACCAAAAGATCAAAGAGCTAGATTTGAAAGAGTTCAAAGATCTATCGAGGTATTATACTCTGGTGTAAAAGTATTAGGCCACGATATATTACTAGACTGGAAGCTATGTGAAAACATGACGCGTCCAAAGTCTGATATTACTAAGGTAGGTATGAGTTACAATATTGTAGCTCCAAGAATGTACAAAGGAATAGCCGAGTCTTTAGTTAGCAGAATGATGACATTCGCTGATATGATTCAGTTGACGCATTTAAAGCTACAGCAAGTTATGTCTCGTATGGTACCAGATGGTGTTTATTTAGATGCTGATGGTATTGCTGAAATAGATTTAGGTAACGGTACGAACTATAATCCGCAAGAAGCTTTGAATATGTATTTCCAAACTGGTAGTGTTATTGGTAGGTCAATGACACAGGATGGAGAGTTCAACCACGGTAAAGTACCTATTCAAGAACTACAAACCAGTGGTGGTAATGCTAAGATAGCTGCATTGATCAACTCTTATAACTACTACTTGCAGATGATAAGAGATGTCACGGGCTTGAATGAAGCAAGAGATGGTAGCGCACCAAATGAAAACTCTTTAGTTGGATTACAAAAGCTAGCCGCTGCAAATTCCAATGTAGCTACTAAGCATGTACAAGATGGAGGACTATACCTTACTCTTAAAACCGCAGAGGCGTGCTCTCTTAGAATATCTGATGTGCTAGAATACTCTAACACTCAGAACCAGTTTGTGCAGTCTCTAGGGCGATTTAATGTAGGTACACTTCATGAAGTTAAACGGCTACATTTACATGACTTCGGTATATTCTTAGAGATAGAGCCAGATGAAGAAGAGAAGACTAGGCTTGAGAATAATATTCAAATAGCATTGCAGCAACAAGCAATCAACTTAGAAGATGCTATTGATATTAGAAACGTAAGGAATAATAAACTTGCTAATCAATTATTAAAAGTTAGGAAGAGCAAGAAGATGGCGCTAGATCAAGCAATGAAAGAGCGCAACATTCAAATGCAAGCTCAAGCAAATCAAGAGTCTTCAAGAGCTGCAGCAGAAGCTGAGATGCAAAAGCAACAAGCGCTAGCATCTACTGAGATACAAGTACATCAAGCTAAGAATCAATTTGAAATAGAAAAGATGGAAAGACAAGCTCAAATTAAGTTTGACTTAATGCAAAAAGAGTTCGAACTTAACATGCAGCTTAAAGATGTTGAAAGTCAAGTGATAAAGGATAAAGAGAAATACAAAGAAGATCGTAAAGACGAAAGAACTAGAATACAAGCTAGTCAACAGTCTGAGATGATTGATCAAAGAAAACAAAATAAACCGCCTAAGAGGTTTGAGTCTGCAGGATTTGATAACTTAGGAGGATTTGACTTGGAACAGTTTGAACCAAGGTAAACAATACAAACACTTATATAATATTTTATCATGGAAGAAATTAAAGACGAACAACCAGTTGTAGAACAGGAGGTAACACCAACTGAAGAAACAGCACCGGTTGAAGAACCAAAAGTTAAAAGCGAAGTATTAGAAGATGGAACCTATAGAGTAGGTTTTGCAGACTCTAACGAAACGCCGCAAGTAGAAGAACCACAGGTTGAAGAACCTACTGAAGCAGAGCAGGATGTTCCTGTATTAGAAGAAGTAGTTGACGAGCCTGAAGTTGAAGAGCCAATTGCAGAAGAGCCAGTAGTCGAAGAGCAAGTACCGGTTGTAGAACAAGAACAACCTAAGGTAGACCTGCCAGAAGGTATTGAAAAACTAGTTGAGTTTATGAACGAGACTGGTGGAACAATCGAAGACTATGCTAGGCTTAACGCTGATTACAGCAGCTTAGATGATAAGGCACTTCTATTGGAATACTACAAGGCGACTAAACCTCATCTCACATCAGATGAATTAAGTTTCATGATCGAAGATAGATTTGATTATGACGAAGAAATAGATGAAGAGAGGGATATAAAAAGAAAAAAGCTCGCGTACAAAGAAGAAGTTGCACAAGCTAAAAATCATTTGGAGACCATGAAGTCGAAGTATTACCAAGATCTTAAGTTAGGATCGCGGTTGACTCCTGATCAACAAAAAGCTATGGACTTTTTCAATAGGTACAACGAGGAACAAAAATCGGTGGAAGAACTAAGCAGCAACACTTTCAAGCTGAAACAAACAAAGTTTTCAACGATAAGTTCAAAGGTTTTGACTTTCAAGTCGGTGAAAAGAAATATCGTTTCAATGTGAAAGATGTGCAAGAAACAAAGCAAGCTCAAAGCAATGTTATGAATGTGTTCGATAAGTTTATCGGGCAAGACAATTTATTAAGCGACGCTAAAGGTTATCACAAGTCTTTGTTTGCCGCACGCAATGCTGATGCACTTGCTAATCACTTTTACGAGCAAGGTAAGGCTGATGCAGTTAGAGATATGACTGCTCAAGCTAAGAACATCAAAGTTGATCGTGCTACATCTGATGGTATGATAGACGCTGGTGGCACTAAAGTAAGAGTTATTAGTGGTGAAAATAGTTCAACAACAAAATTAAAACTAAAAAACTATTAAAAACTAAAAACAAAAAATTATGGCAAGTGTATCTTTTACTGGACCAGCGGCCGCAGGTATCGTAAGTCCAGCTTACAAAAAACAAACTTTAGCTACAAACTACTTAGACTTTACGTCTAGCGATGTATTTGGCGACAGTTCTAACGTGTCTGGATGGGCACAACAATATCTACCTGATCTTTACGAGCAGGAGGTTGACAGATATGGTAATCGTACTATTTCTGGTTTCTTAGCAATGCTTAGCGCTGAAATGCCTTTGCAATCTGATCAAGTTATTTGGTCTGAGCAAGGTCGTTTGCATTTAGCTTACACAGCTAGTGTTGACACCGCGACAGGCGCTGTAACTTCTATCTTAAACATTGACACTGGATCTGCTGAAGATCATGCGGTTCGCAAAGGCGCAACTGTTGTTTGTGAAATTGGAGGCGTTGTATTTAAAGGTTTAGTTACCGTTGGTGTTGAAACAGCTACTAATGCTTTAACTATCAAGCCTTACGGAGCTGAAAACATGGACGATTTATCTGGAGTAGCTACAAATGCTTCTGCAACTATTAAATTCTTTGTATATGGTTCTGAGTTCGACAAAGGAACGGATACAATGGGTAATTCTATCGAGCCTAACTTTAAGACTTTCACTAACCGTCCAATGATTATCAAAGATCATTTCGAAATTAATGGTTCTGATACTGCTCAAATCGGTTGGATCGAGGTTGCTGGCGAATCCGGACAAGGTGGTTACCTTTGGTACTTGAAAGCCGCTGGTGATACTCGCACTCGTTTCAACGACTATTTAGAGATGTCTATGGTTGAAGCTGAAAAAGCCGAGTCTGCATCTACTGTAGGTGTTGAAGGTACTGAAGGTTTATTCTCTGCTATTGAGAATCGCGGTATCGTAGACGATGCAGACATGTTCGACGCATCATCTGATGCTTTGGCTGACTTCGACTTGTTACTTGCTGAACTCGACAAGCAAGGAGCTATTGAAGAAAACATGCTTTACTTAGATCGTAATGCTAACTTAATCTTCGATGATATGCTTGCTGGTCTTTCTGCTGGTACTCAAGGTGGTACTGCTTATGGAGTTTTCGAAAACTCTGAAGATATGGCATTGAATCTTGGATTTACTGGATTCCGTCGTGGATCTTACGACTTCTACAAGACTGACTGGAAATACTTGAATGACGCTTCTACACGTGGACACGTTGGTGGTATTTCAGGTGTTTTGATCCCTGCTGGTACTTCTTCAGTTTACGATCAAATGGTTGGTGCTAACGTTCGTCGTCCATTCTTGCACGTACGTTACCGTGCTGGTCAAGCTGATGATCGCAAGCTTAAGTCTTGGGTTACTGGTTCGGTTGGCGGAGCAGTTACATCTAACATCGACAAGATGGAGATTAACTACTTATCTGAGCGTTGCTTAGTAGTTCAAGCTGCTAACAACTTCGTAATGTTCAAGAAGTAATACTAACTACTAATAAGACAAGGGCGGTTAACGCCGCCCTATGTCTTTTTTTTTAAATATTATATTATCTTATTATGACAACTAAAAAAGCCATTGCCAATACTTGGCAAACAAAAGATAGATTATACGAGTTGACAGGAGACAAAATTCCGCCCGTATACATCTTAAAATCAAAATCCATATACTGGTTCGATGAAGAAAAAGGTATGGAAAGAGAAATTAAATACTGCAGAAACCAACAAACGGTTTTTGTAGACGAGATGAAAGGACCTCAGCGTCTTGGTCATATCGTATTTAGGAATGGTAAGCTACTCGTAGAAAAAGAGCAGGTTATTCTACAAAAGTTCTTGTCTATTTACCATCCTAAAAACAACTTAGTATACAAAGAGTATAATGCAGAAGCTATAGCAGAAAGCGACATTGATATTTTAGAACTACAACTAGAAGCAATGAACACCGCTAAAGCATTGGAAGTCGATAGAGCAGAAGCAGTGCTACGTACTGAGTATGGCTCTGACGTCACTAAGATGACTTCTAAGGAGCTTAAACGTGATGTATTAATATTTGCTCAGAATAATCCTGAAATGTTCTTAGAGTTAGTTAATGATGAGAACATTAACATTAGGAATATAGGTATCAAAGCCGTAGAGCAAAACATTATTAAGTTATCTGAAGATCAACGAACATTTAAGTGGGGAAGTAATGGTAGAAAGTTAATCACTGTGCCATTTGATGAAAACCCATACTCGGCATTGGCCGCATATTTTAAGACAGATGATGGTATAGAAGTATATCAAACTGTCGAGAAAAAACTAAAATAACTAATGTAGTCAAGGGCGGGGCAACTCGCCCTTAGGCTATAATCAAAAAAGAATTATGGCTATCAACGTAAA